GCTCTTCTCGCGCCCGCTCCAAGATGGCCCGCATGACGTAGAGTCTTCCCGGCGAATCTAATAGGAGATTCATATCCCAGAATCTTCTTGGAGTAATTCTCTTCAGTACCACCAAAAAACCATGAAGCAGTGAGTGCATGATAGTCATGTTCATCAATATCCTGTAATGCTTGTTCATCCATTGCCAAGTTAAACACTACACGCGCTTCAGCTTGACTAGAGTCCAGATTAACAAATATTTCCCCCTCATCAGGGATATACATTCCGCGTACGTCAGCTCCAATATCACCATGCTTAGTGAATACTTGGAATGCCGTACCCATCACTTTCATGTCTTTCTTTTTACCCTTACCGACTAGATCGACTAGTGGTCTGATAGGTGGGTCTTGCTGACCTGTTGATGTGCGTCCAGTCTCTAGACACATATAACACGTCGTGCGCATCTTCTTATCGTAATCAGGAATCGCAAAGAGATAAGTCGATATTGTTTTACGTACTCGACGTCTCTCAAGACACTTCTCTATCCATTCACGTTGATCTGCTGTCTTGACTCCTGATTTGAGATTCAATAGAGCCGTAAGTTCCTCTTCTCCGACTCCTTTTCTTCTAGGTAGACCCCACTCATCGAATAGAAATGAATAGACTTGAACTGGTGAACTGACGTTAATGTCTACTCCAGCTATCTTGAACATCTCGAATCCAAGACGCTCATCCCATTCGACGTACTTCTTGATTAACTCTGATCTCTTAGCTTCATCGACTCTGAATCCGTTGTTCTCAATCTCTAGATAGAAATCAGGGAGTTTCATCAGGAAGTTTTCATAGAATTTCCTGACTCCTAATTCATCTAAGTCCGCATCCATCGCCTCGTCTATTTCGTATGTGACACAAGCATCACGCGCGCATCCGAGCAATAAATCTCCAAGTTTCCCTTCATACATACCTTCATCTTTATAGAAGGGTTCTCTGGTGTAGAGACTTGTAATAAATGCAAGCCCTTTCGGGAGTTCAGGGTTAATCGCGAATGCTTTGAGCATTGTATCTGAGTGTATTCCTCGAATAGTGAACCCCAGTCGTCTAAGTTTATCACGATCGTAGTTGAAGTTTTGTCCGACAATTTTCTTCTCCATTAATACTTCGGAGAGCATACTCCAAAGTGTAGCCATATCCGAATCAGGGATAGTTGATATGCCACCATCATTCCACAAAGGGACCGTCATTCCATGAGATTTATTGAATGACAATCCTACACAGATAGGAAGACAATGACCACCTGCTTCAATATCTACTGACAATTTCTCATGATTCTCATACTTCTTCAGGAACTCATACAAGTCACCAGAGTTACGACAGATCTGAAGTACTCGATTAGGCAGTTCTAGTAGTGGACTCCACCTCTCTTCCCATGCCCTCTTGATATCGAATATCATTATTTGTCGATTCCAGTATCCCTTGATTTCTCCGCCCGCAGCACTATGTAAAAGATGCGCGGGATGATAGGTAGGCACAAACTTATGGTCCATCCCCCACATGAGTGATCCGCGATGCCTAGATATTTTATCTTTCCCTGAGAGCGCCCAAAGAGCAGTGCCACCAAGAGCAAGTATGACGTTGGGCTTGATGTCATTTATCTCTACTCTCAGTTCAGCTAATTGCTGTTCCATGTCGATGCCATGATTACGCGCGCGCACATGGAATGGTAGCTTTTTCCTAGCTGCATTAGGTGGAACTTCATACTTGCATACATTCGTAATCCAACACTCACTTCTAGGGACTCCCGCATCTTTGAGTAGTCTATCTAGTTCTCTACCACTAGCTCCAACGAATGGCTTACCCGCGTGTGTCTCCTCATAACTAGGAGCTTCACCTAGTATGAGTACCTTCGCGCCCATCGGTCCCATTCCTGGGACATATTTATGTTCCATTGATTTTCACCCCCTTTAATTTTCTAATGATTATATGTAAGTTTATCTCAATTTCATTAGTATTGGATGATATTATTTCACGTATTGAATTGGTCAAGTTTGGAGATGTAAGTACTAAAGAATCAATCTCTCCAAGCATCACTTTAATACGATGAATATACCATTCAACTTCCGGTTCACTCATCTTCTTCCTTCTTCTCTACAGGCTTTTCCACAGAGAACATCTTGGAACACACCACACAGAACCACAGCCTTCTGATGGGCATCCATTCCATCAGAGTAATATCACTGTTCGAACAGTGGGGACACTTCAGTAGTTGTGTCGTCATCAGTTCTTTCTCTCTTATCAATCACACGCACATGGATTGCACGATGACCTTTACCCGGAATCTGAATTGGAGTGAACTCGACAATCATTCCAGTCTTCAATTCCTTAAATCCAATTGTGTCCTGTACGAGCGCAGTCCAATGAAAGAAGATACGTGTGAATTCAATATCCTTAGATGAGATGAATCCCCACCCTTCTTTACTCACTTTTATTACACGTCCAACGGCTTTCTTGTCAGTCATTTCTTCTCTTTCTTTTATTTGAATACACGAATAAGAAGCGGGGATACGCCCGTAAACTACTGGGTTGTAGTGTTAGGCGTATCCCCTGTTCACTAGATCCTCATATCTGGCATCAACTTATACTCTCATTGACCTGATACCGACACAGGGTGACAGTAATTTCTGAACTTCCAGTAATCCAATCTAGTGCATTCTGCTAGTCGTCGTCGTCATCTTCATTCAGAAGACCTTCGGTAGTCTCTTCACTACCATCATCGTCTTCATCATCTTCATCATCGTCTTCATCATCCTCGAAGACTTCTTCCTCATCTTCATCGTCCACTTCAGTCTCATCTTCAATGAGTTTCTCAGTGACTCCGTCTCCCTCTTCAGTCGAATCATCATCTTCTGGATCAGATGATTCCACGCGCGCGTCACCAAATTCATCGAGATAGAATTCCATCGTCATTCTCCTGATTGGACCTAGCTTACAAAAAAGAAGAGAGTCAGAATAGTGTAGGTCGTGACTACTCTGACTCTCTTCTACTAACTACTAGCTACGAACGGGCCGATACTTGTGATTGACGCGATTCACCATGCGTCCCTGCCACTCACCATTCTCAACGAATACTTCGACCTGACGGCCTACTGCATTCGCAAGATCGAATCGCGCACCTGATTTCACCTCAACACCAAATGAGTTGAGGAAACCAACTGCGAATCCAATCGCCTTGGAGTTGAAGTTCCAATCGAGAGGAACCTTCGCGTACTCTTCTGATCCCGTATCGGCATTCTTGATGATCGTGGCCTCGACAGGATAGTTCGTAGAACCACCATCTTTCGATGGGCCTTCTCCGATGTTGTCGATATTGACAACATACCATGCAGGCTCTACAACTTTACCGCGGAGAAGATCACGATCTGAAAACTGTACAATCGGACTCATTTCACACACTCCTGTTTGTTAGAACTTCGATGTTGGAACGTAGGTTTCTTTCATTTTGGTGATGGCTGGTTTGATGTAGCTATCGTAGAGAGGCTTGTCACCGAATACAATCTCTCTGTCCAGTCCAAGTGCTGTTCTTGCGAAGTCATCACCTGTGTGCTCAGTCAATAGTGAATAGTCACCTCCTGCTCCTTCTACGAATCCCTTCTTAATGTTGAAGTGATATACTTCACCACAATAAGCAGGGATTTTCGGTGCAACTTTTTTACCCGCAGTCACGATAGTTCTGCTGACGTGCGTGGTATTGTTCGTAGTGTTACGATATTCCGCCTGAACGACGTGCGCGATAAGGATAATGTTCACCTTATGGAAGGCACATATATCCTTTGTGAGTGCGATGAGTTCCTGAAGTGCTGCACTCTCTGCGTTATAATCCTCAATCTCATTGACTGCAATTCCTGCAATCAACTTACCGGCGGCTGCGCCGCTCTGTCTAGTGACACCATACTTCGCCTTAACTGTCTGACGCAGTGTCATGTCAGCCATAGAAGTAATACTGTCAAACACCAGAGTACGATACGGACAATCAACTTGGAACTTCTCAAGCTGTTTACGAGGCTCGGTCCAATCACTGTAATCCTTATACTTGATGGTCTTAGGATCTATACCCCATTTCTTCATGGG